CTAGCGGTCCCGCGAGTACCTTCATGGGTCAAGGTCCACTTTTTAGAAGGCGCGAGATTACCAGAACTACTTGGTTCTCTGGCGCTTTCACATATCACATTCCCCGGGGTTACCTGGGGAGTCGTGACATTGTGGCCAAAGCCGATAAATTGCTCGGCCTTGAGCTGACCCCCTCTGTAATTTGGGAGTTGGCACCTTGGAGTTGGGCCATCGACTGGGTTACCAATATTGGGGATGGAATATCCAACCTCTCTGATTGGGCCCAGTTTGGTCTGGTTCTCCGGTATGGGTATATCATGGAAACAACTTCCGTGAGAGATACCTATACACTGGTTACGAACGGCCCAGGAGGGCAGTTCATACCGGAACCTGTCGTCATTGACACAACCGTCAAACAACGGCAGAAGGCGAACCCCTTTGGTTTTGGCGTGACCTGGGAGGGATTGAACCCTCTCCAGCTCGCCATTGCTGGCGCTCTTGGTTTAACCAAGACGTAAGCCAGTGCATTTGCACCGGCGTAAAACACCAACAATCGCGGGAAGGATTCCCGCAAGGAGTTGTGCCTTATGTCTCTGACCGATCCGCAGTCTGTCACCATTAACGCGGTTGCGAACTCGCTGCCCCGGACTTTCATCCAGGGCGGTAAGTCGCAATACGAGTCTGGTGACGGACTTATCAGGGAAACGTTTTCTACGACTCCGGGAAACCGGGGCCGCAGGCGTCACCTGATGCGAATTGACCACTCGAAGCTCACGCCTAATCCGTTTGATACCTCGAATAACATCGAGGTCTCAATGTCCGCGTACGTCGTGGTGGATGTTCCACCCGACGGATACACGGCAACGGAGAAGAAGCAGGTCGTAGATGGGTTTCTTGCCCAGCTGCAGGCCTCTTCGGGTGCTCTCATCACCAAGGTTCTTGGTGGCGAGAGTTAGGATCTGATATTCCTTACGAATTTGATCGTACGTTCGGCGGGCCTTACAAGGCCATTCCGGACCAAGCGATCATTCTAAAGGAGGTTCTCGTATGGCTACAGATCGTCGAATTCCTTCGAACGACCGGCGTCATCGAGACCCCGAGGCGAGAGAGAGGAAAGATGACAAATCTTTCTTTCGACCTCGATCTCGGGTGGTTGCCATAGCTCTTGGAGCTGTGGTCCTATTTTCAGATCCTGGGTTCATTGGCTTTATCAGCAGTTGGATCGCTGATAATTGCTTCTGAGTCTATAGCCTTAGGCTAAGGAAAGTCAACCTCTAGATAAGGAGGAGCTTTGAAAAGCCTAATGCAACTCTGGACCAGGGTAGCTAATGAATTGGCTACCCGATGCCGCACTAGCGCGACTCTCGACATCAAATATGTCGAGAGACGTGTCAAACACGAGGGTATATCGTTTCTCACGATAACCTTACCTACCTTTGGAAAAAGCCTTGAAAGAGGCCTCGACCAGGGGTATGTAGATCGCAACCTGTTCATGGGTTTCCCATGGCAGGCAGGGCTCCCCCGATTTCTCGGAGGTTTCCTCGATCATGTGTTTGACCGCCAGTCCGGTGTGCTTCTGGATAACCCAACTGTTGTTGCAATTCAAGCTATACGTCAACTTACGTTGATGTATGGCAAGATTCTCATCGAGTGCAGTGATGCACGCGTTCGAGATGCAATGCGCGGGTATATCCAGTGTGATCAGGAAGTACAGATCTCTGACTCTACTATAACAGACTCACAAAGAGCCGCCTTTAGTAGAGTTTCGAGATTGCTCTATGGAGAAGTGTTTGAAATCTTAGACAGTAATGTCTTTGATAGAACTCTTCTCCCAAAGCACGGGCCCGGTGTTACAGCTGATCGTATTCTGGGTAACCAGAAGTACCTTCAGCACACTTGGCCTGCTCGACTTGAGGCATACTTTCCTTACGGAGAGTACGCTGTTGCTAATTCGCATTATGCGGAGAGCACACAAGTCGCCTTCCTAGAACCCGGTCAGGAGTTTCCCGCTAGGGTTATTCCTGTTCCTAAAACGCTCAAGACTCCACGGATAATTGCCGCTGAGCCTGTTGCACTTCAATATGTGCAGCAGGCTGTGGCGGATAATCTGTGGTCTGCCATGAGGAGAGATGACAATCTCCGGCAGATGATCGGCCATCGAGAACAAGAAACTAACCAAGTTCTTGCTCGAAAAGGGTCCATGGATGGATCCCTTGCTACGCTTGATTTAAGCGAAGCGTCCGACCGTGTCTCGAATCAGCATGTACAGCTGATGACAGATGATTTTCCCTATTTGCAAGGGGCGATCAATTCCTGTCGCAGCTGGAAGGCTGATGTGCTTGGAGAGGTTATTTACCTCAACAAGTTCGCGTCTATGGGTTCAGCACTCTGCTTCCCTGTGGAGGCCATGGTTTTTCTTACCATGATCTTTGTAGGGATAGAAGAAGTGCTAAGCACACCGCTCACCAAGGAAATGGTTTCCCATTTCCGAGGTAAGGTGCGTGTCTACGGAGACGATATCATCGTCCCCGTAGATTTAGTGCATACCGTGATCCGAACGCTCGAGTCTTTCGGGATTCGAGTGAACTCGGCCAAGTCTTTCTGGACCGGTAGGTTCAGAGAGTCATGTGGGAAGGAATATTTTGCTGGACACGATGTAAGTATTACTCGTGTTCGGCGGATGTTCCCTTCATCACGGCAGGACGTTCCGGAGCTCGTTTCACTAATATCTTTGAGGAATCAGCTATATGCTGATTACCTCTGGGATACGTGTGATTGGTTGGATTCCCAGATCGAGAAGCTAATTAAACACTTCCCGGTTGTCGGGCCCAATTCTCCGGTTTTAGGAAGGATCTCGTACACCGAGTCGTTTACGACTCAACGCGTTGATACTGAGCTACACAAACCTCTTGTCAAAGGTTATGTAGTTCGCGCACGTAGTCCTCGAGATAAACTCCAGGATGAGTACGCCCTAACTAAGTGCCTCCTTCAACTCGAGTGGAGGAACCGAGAGGATCCCGTGGACATTAAATCCAGGGACCTCGAGGCTTTCCTCGACAAGTTGGAGGTCGGCGGTTTGCCAGCTGCCGATGATGAGCACCTAGAACGTGCTGGACGTCCTCAGTACGTCAGCATCAAACTGAAATGGGCATCTCCAGTTTAACAGCTGGGGGTGTAGGGCTT